TCACAGTCTCTCAAGAGCAATAGTCATGTTTTGGCTAATTGATTTCGCATCTATTCTAAGCTCATCAACATCACGTCGAATATAGCTAATATCAGCTTCCAGTTTAGCTACTCTAGCTTCAAGCATGTTACCACCTCCACCATTACCATCATGAAATGATGACTTATTATCCTCCTCATGTCCATCCACCAAGTCTTCTGGAGACGTAGCGCTTACGAGTCTTACGTAGTCTTTAGCTGCCATAGGATTACACCACCCCCAAAACATTGAAGAAAACACTCATGCTATCAAGGGGATTTTCACTATCATAGGGATTGAGAAGTTCACAGGTGAAACGATAGGTTCCATTTAACGTTGGGTTAAAATAAAAGCTTGCTGTGAGAAAGGAAGATCTCTTTACTGGGTCAATGTAGTTTTCAGGGATGGCATCCATAGAGGAGGATATGGGTACATCTTGTAAGTTTGGGTCGGCAAGCTTGAGGCTCACAAAATAAGGCAGGGTATTTTTCAGTTCTAGAAAAGATATGCCGACACTCATAGCTATAACACCATCATCGCGAACGGTGAAATTCAATGTGGGTGCTCTAGCGCCTTCCAGGTTGAACTTAGCCGGAAACATAAAGGCTATCTTTCCAGATATCTCTTTTTCACTATCCATTTCTATTCATGCTTCCTGTGTGTCTGAGAAGTGTTACTCCGCATCACCCTTAATCCGCCGCCCCATATACTTGGCGTACAGTTCATCGAGTTCTTTCAATCGTAGAGATACGATCCGCAACATGTTCTGTTGTTCTTCTTCGTTTGGGAGTTGATTATAGAGTTCCAACAGTCTCCGTTCGTCGTGTCTCAAACCGTCCTTAGCATCCACGTCCTGACCTAGAACCCACTCAAGACTTACGCCTAGCGCATCGGCAAGTTTTATTGCTGAGCTTTTTCCTATCGCTCCTCTGACAAACCAGTTGTTGACTGATTGTGCGCTCACACCACAGATTCTCGCTATATCCGCTTTGGATATGCGCTTCTTCTCGATGATTTCATTTAACCGCCGAACCTGCGGGTTATCTGTTTGGTGTGTGTTTTTTCTCATATATCAAGATTCTAAACTAAAAGTTTATCGCCTCAACATTCATAATGTTGACTTGAACATAAACATAATGTTTAATTTGGTTCGTTATTACTTGGAGCCAAATATGAAAGCACTTGATAAAGCAATATGCATCGTAGGGGGTGCAACCCGTTTAGCAGAAAAGCTCAATGTATCCCCAATGACGGTCAGTCACTGGCGTCACCGTGACAATGGATTCGTACCGGCTAACCGTGTCATTCCTATTTTCAATGCTACAGGTGTAACTCCACATGAGTTACGCCCTGATTTGTACCTCAACCCTACGGATGGGTTACCAACTCAGGAAGCGGGGGCATAACCATGCAGTCACTGTCACTTCATCAAAATAGCGGATATCAACCGGCTGCGATGATAAATCGCAATCAACCTGTCTCGGTAGATAAACATGACCAGATCCGCGATGCCGTTCGTGCGTGGGCGGGTGTAGATGGTCAGGATGTCGTTTCTGCTCTGATCGTCGAAGAGTACCGGGCGAAGGGTGGTGACGAGATTACTTTCCCTAGCGATCTCAGCCGACAGCGTCAGAAGCTTTTCCGCTTTCTGGATAACCATTTCAACAGCGAGCGGTACCGCGAGAACGTTCGTCAGTTGACTCCGGCAATTCTTGCTGTTCTGCCGCTCGAGTTCCGCAATCGCCTGCTACCAGAAGACAACGTTATGGCTCGTCTGGCTCGGCTGGAGAAAGAAACCAGTGAAGCAAAGATTGCCGTCGCGCTGGATGCGCCACGGCATCAGAAGCTGAAAGAGTTGAGCGAGGGGATAGTAGAGATGTACCGCGTTGACCCTGGGTTAACCGGTCCACTGATGGAGATGGTGCAGATGATGCTGGGGGCTATATGACCGGTTCAAAAATGGCGAAAGCCGCAGTGCGCGAACACCAACGGCTTTCTGGTGCAATTCATTGCGAAATCATTGCGGGGTAAGTATGCCTAACCACAAATTGTTTTGCCAGCGTGTCGGACCGCGACTGGATAAATCTTCCCTTAATTATTCTTCAGGAGGACTTAATGGCCGGGGACTGGATAAAGATGCGTACATCACTGGTCACCAGCCCGAAGGTGAACGGAATTGCGCGAATACTGGAGCGTTCACCGGAGGTGGGAAAAATGTTCACACTTTCGCATAACACCACGTTATCAGACGTTGTAACGCGTAACGTAACCCGTAACGTTACGGTGTCGTTACTAGTAACGTTTTGGTCTGCGGCAAATGAACACTCGCGTAACGGTGTATTTGAAAATGCAGACCTGTCTGATATCGATGATATTGTCGGAGTACCCGGTTTTGGGGCTGCATTATCAACCGTAGGCTGGGCCATTTATGATGCGGAGAATAACTGCGTCATTCTTCCAAACTTCAATGAATACAATACGTCAGGTGATATGCGCTCAGCTACGGCCAAGACAAATGCGCAGCGCCAGAAGGAGTTTCGTGAACGGAAAAAACTCCAGGAAAGTAACGTAACGAGTAACGTTACTAATAACGTAACGCGTAACCACAGAGAAGAGAAGAGAAGAGAAGATCTAAACCCAGAGAGAGAACGCGCGGGCGGAAGTCATTCTGGGGATGATATTTCTGGAAATCACCCACCTCTGCCAGCTATCCCTCCCAAACCTCAGAACGAGGATTTTGGGCCCGGTCTGGATTTTGGCCCATTGGGTAAATTTCCGATCACTGACTCATGGACCCCGTCTCCAGACTTCGTGCGTCAGGCTGCGCTCTGGGGTAAGAACGTCGGCACTGAGCCGGGTTACACCGCTGAAGAACTTCAGCAATTCCGTGATTACTGGATACCTGACGGCAAGGTTAAACACCAGTTGGCTTGGGAGCAGACCTTTGCCAACAGTCTGTTGCAATCGCGTGGTCACGGCCAAAGGACCGTCCATGTTGGACAGCGAGATCCCAACCGAATTTCTGAGCCAGATAAAACCATCCCGACCGGGTTCAGGGGGTAACGGTGAAAAACATTGTTAATTCTGGCAGCGCTCTTGAGCGCCTGAAGAAACTCATTCCGCCAGGAGTTCAGCCGAAGTTCACCAGCGCGGAAGAGCTGCTGGCATGGCAGAGGGAAGAAGGCCTGAAGCGGTGTGAAGAACTGGACAGGCTGAATCAGAAAGCCCGGACAGAGAAAATTTTCGGTCGCTCAGGAATTCAAAGCCTGCACCGCAGCTGCACTTTCGAGAATTACCATGTATCCGGGGAAGGGCAGCGCAAAGCCTTCACGATGGCAAAGAGCTACGCACAGAATTTCGGTGCTGGGTTCGCGAGCTTCGTGTTTAGCGGTGGCCCTGGTACCGGGAAAAACCATCTCGCTGCAGCAATCGGAAATCATTTGCTTTCTGGCGGGCATAGCGTGCTGGTCGTGACTATCCCTGACCTGATGCTACGCGTTCGCGAGTGCTACGACGGTGGTCAGTCAGAGGCCGCATTGCTGGATGACCTATGCAAAGTTGATCTGCTGGTCCTGGATGAAGTCGGTATTCAGCGCGGAAGCAACGGCGAGAAAGTCATTCTGAATCAGGTTATTGACCGTCGCCTGTCGTCGATGCGTCCGGTGGGGATCCTGACGAACCTGAACCACGAAGAACTTCTCGGAGCGTTGGGCGCGCGGGTTATCGACCGTCTCCAGATGGATGGCGGGGTGTGGGTGAACTTTGACTGGGGCAGCTATCGCAAGAACGTTAGCCATCTCCGGATCGTTAAATAACTTGGAGGGCAAATCACTATGGCAAGCAAATCACTATGGGCAATTGTCGATTTCCTTCGGGTTAACCAGACCATCACGCCGCGTCAGGTTCAGAATCTGCTGGGATGCGACTGCAAGAAGTCACATAACCTACTGCTTCACCTGGTACGCAGAGCGGTAGTAATCCGCGCTGGCGAGCCACATCACCCGGTCTATTCGCTGCAACCCGGCGGGGAGTTGAACATCAAGCAGCTCAAATCGAACATGAGCAAAAACATGGTCACATCAGTTTGCTCCACGAGTCCGACGATGAAGCGGGTTCTGGCGTTTTACGGGAGAGCATCAGCATGAAACCAGATGTTAAAAAAATCATCGCCGATATCAAGGCGACAAAAGGGAACCGCAAATTTTGTAATGGCCTGGCTGGCACACTCCAGGATGATAATTATGCGTCATCGATTTGCAAATACGTTAAAACCGTAACGCCGGAAAGAATCGATCTCCTGATTGAATATGCTGAAAAACTTGAAGCCGAAGTCACAGACATGGCAGTACAGCTCGCTAACGCCGAGAGCAAGTGCAGGGAGCTGGCTGCGGAGAATGCGCGAGTTAAATCGGTAGCATCAAATCTTGTATCCAAATACATCGCCAACAAGGGGATGGATTGCGAGTTCATTACATGTATCACTCCATCAAAAAATACCATTGGAACTGGTGGTGTATGGGATATGTGGCGACAACTTGATTTGGTATTGCAGGAAACCCCAGCCACCGACGCTATCCTGGCTGAAGTGCGGGCTCAGGGTGTGGAAATGTACGCAGATAACCTCGACAGCAGTGCAGACGACGCGGAGCGTGATGGATTTGATGATGCTGTTAAGTTTCTTCGCAGTGAAGCTTCCGGCGTTCGCTTGTTCGCCGCACAACTTCGCAAAGGAACCTCGCTATGAGCAAGTCAACCTATGAAGAACTGGAAAGCACTATAAAAGAGCTACGCCGTATGGCTTTTTCAGCTCGTCGGAATTCACATAATTGCGGCCCGTTCCAGTATTCGGATTTATGCGAAGAAATTATCGACATTACCGAGCTGGTTAAAGGAGCAGCCCAATGACAGCACTCAACAAACAGGCGCTAATTACCAAAATCAAAAATCAGCTCAAAAACTTTGACACGGTAGTGCTCAAGGAGGGGGAAGCCATCGCTCTGGTAGAGGCGCTGGAAGCCGCACTGAAGCGCATCGCAGAGCAAAACAAAACTCTTATGGCGGCGCGCAGTTACGTTAAATCACACGCTGCTGGTGATGGTCATGCGTTTGGGGTGCTTCAGGCAATCGACCGCTCCGCTGGCATTGGCGTAAAGGGGGAATGAGATGGATAAATTAATCAAACCTACCACCAAAGGTAAACATGACGGTTCATGTGATTATCTTTGCTCGGACGATGCGAGATTCATCGTTATGCGCGGCGATTATACGGAAGCGGAAATAATTCAGGCTTCTGTGTCCCAAGATGTAGTCGACTCGGATGGTGCGGCTGATTTTGCAAGTAGCGCCCGCTATTACCAGTGCTGGTACAAAGTTAGCCCAATAGGTGGTCAGGATGGCTATTCAGGCTGGCATCATCCTCGTGACTCGCCGTGTCGCGGTGCATATTTCGCATCAGTTTTGCAATGGGATTAAGGAGGACTAATCCATGACAACAAACAACCACCCGGCGCACGGTCCTGTATCACTCGATCGCCTGCACCAGATAAGCGAAATACTCAGCAAAGCAGCAGCACAAAGCGACGGCGGTAATCTCGGCTACGCAATGGCTGATGCTGTGAAGGTGATTGATGGGGCTATTGCGGCGTTTGATGCTGAGCCTATGGCGTGGCGATGGTTCCACCTAAATCAATGGCATGTTACCAATGATGAGGAGCGAGCAAGGGATTGGGCTTGGGATGGCGTCAAAGTGATACCACTCTACACTGCCCCGCCAGCGCAGGTAGTGCCGGAGAATTACGTAACAGCAGAACACCGTCGCGTTATTGAAATGCTGCTCAATGTTTGCGGGGCCGCATTCGAACTCGCAGATGATAGCTGTCAGCAAGATGTTGATGGCGAAGAGTGCCACGTTGTTCCAGACGACGCATTTCAGAAGCTAAGTGATGCGCTGGACGAAATCGAAAACACTCTCCCGACAGAAGACGTCGACAGGCCAGACGTATTTCTTGCCTGGTCGGCAATGCCAAGGGCAGCGCTGAAATCTATTCTCCAGGCTGGCAACTCTCCGGTAATCGGTATTGACCTAGCATCTGAACCTGATCGATCGGTGGAGGTTCGTTACTTTGCGCCTCCAGGCTACGTGATGGTGCCAAAAGAACCTACTGAAGCGATGATGCTGCACAAATCAGGATGCAAAGACCATCCTTGGGATGACCCTGAATGTGTAATGCGACAAACTCGCCGTTTAGTGTGGGCGCATATGCTTGAGGCAGCAGCACAGCAGGAGGTGAAGTCATCGCTTGAACATGGAATGCAGCGTTACGCTGGGGCTATGCAAAAACTCGCAGATGCTGGTGATTGATATAACCTGCCATACAAGCGATATGTGAATTCCCATATCGACAATATAACCCGCTACGGCGGGTTTTCTTTTTCGCTTCATCGATCCCTGCTACGATTCACTTACTTTTACTGATGGGAATAGGGATATGAAGAAAGTTCTTGTTGTTTTATTGGTGTCACTTTTTTCACTGACAGCAACGGCAGCAAACAAGCCATGCTCAGGTAAGAAAGGCGGAATATCGCATTGTTCGGGTGAAAAATTTGTTTGTAATGATGGCTCTATCAGCAAGTCCAAGAAGGTTTGCCAGAAATAGTTGCCGATGAATGGCTCTTGCCGTCAAAATCAAACCTGCTATATGCGGGTTTTTTCTTTTTGGTAGCGGGCTGTGGTAACGCTGTGCCTCCAGCGCTCGCTGAGGCGCTGGTGAGCGCGAACCTGCCGGAGCTATGACAGTCGAAACAAATCGCGACATAACATATAATCCCTCTCAATATAAAGAGAGGGATTATATGAAATTTTCTAGGATGATTGCTGGGACTGTATTTTCTGTGATGTTATCTGGCTGCGCTGCAGTACAGTACAACGACGGTGAGAAGGTTAGTATCCAGTCTGATGGCTGGTACGGACTCGATGGCCTTCATGAGACAGCTGTTAAAGCGTGTAACCAATACGGAAAAACGAAAGCTACGTATATTCACAGTGCGAATATGAACCCTCATTTACCAGCCGGGACTGGTGTTCAGAATACATTCTGGAAATGCGAGCCTTAGATATGTCATCTTTTTTAACATTGCAGTAAATTCGAAATAAGATCAGGACAAGGTTAACGTCGACCTGGCTGCCAGTGGCGTTGCGTACAAAGAGTGCATGAACATGCCGGTTATCGCCGCGGTAGTGATGCGCGAGCAGCCCGAGCATTTGTGAGATTATTTTTTTTGGAGAGGTTGAAGTTTTATCGAGAAGCGTCAATAACTTTACCGAAGCCATCGGATCCTCGTTACATTGAAATGGCTGATCAAAATAGCTTATTAGGAGGTGGAAGTGGAAAATAGCATGAGCATTACAAGGATTCTTGAAAGAGAAAGAGAGCTTGATGATCTGGTTAAGGTACGCCTTGAAGAGCTTGAGGTGATAGACATCCATGGTCAGGTTTATTCAATTCCTCTTTCCCGCCTAACGAACGCAGAGCAGGTGGTTCATTGGGTTTGGAAAATTGCTGAGAGAGGTGATTTCGCCATGGATGTTGTTCGTAAATTTACTGAAGTTGCGTCCCATCATGTAGGGTTTGACGCTAAAAAATAAATCACCGAAGACGGATTTCAGAGGTATACACATGTTTTACATTTCGCTTGCATCTTAATCATTTTTTTGTCGGTATAATCTTTTGTACAGGCGAACAAGGTGTGAGGCCCGAAATTTATGACTTGTGAAGTGTGTAATAAACAACCTCTCGGACGAAGGGATCCTCCTATTGCATGCATGGTCTTGCAAGGTGATAAATCTGTTAACTTCAGCCATCATGGACGCGAAGCAAACGAGCGTTATTACAAGTGCTCAGAATGCGGTCATGAGTGGATGAGAGAGACAGGAAATTGCGGCGAAGGCTGGATGCCTTAATTAGAATTTTGTCACTATTCACAAATTGATTTTCTTAAATCAACCCTCCATAATTAAGTCATTGGAGTCTGAAAAACTCCGGTGACTTCTGTGCATTTAAGGGGACTTAAATGCGACCGCAATCTGATTCCTCCCTTGTCACAGATGCAGAAATGCACCTGCGATTTCCTGTATTCAGCGAGTTACGTTAAGGAGGTCGAATGACCATTGTCAGTAGACTGCATAACTTACCGCATAGTTGATATTGGCATGCGTATGCTGCAACCGCACGAGCTATACCGCGCGCAGGGCTTCCCTGAGTGGTACATCATCGACCAGGACTATCGGGGTAAGAAGTATGCTAAGGACAAGCAGGTTGCGCGATGTGGTAACGCCGTTCCGCCGCCATTTGCTGAGGCGCTGGTGCGTGCTAATTTGCCGGAGCTTTGTCAGCAGAAACAAATAGCGGCGTAATAAAACATCGCTAATTCAACCCGCTACGGCGGGTTTTCTTTTTTTACTACTGACAGAAAATTAACAATTTGTGCTCTTAAAACGTTGATCATTTCCGTGCATAGGTATACTGTATAAAAACACAGTACATGCAATGGAGGCCATTATGAAAGTTGAATTAACCATTGATCGCATGAAAGAACTTCCTAAAGGCGCAGTACCAGCACTGGAGAAAGAACTGCTTAAGCGCCTGAATGATCACTATGACAATTGCAGGCTCACAATCCGCCGTGCCGGGTCCGATGGGTTAAGTGTTTTTGGTGGTGGCAAGGACGATAAAAAGAAAATTGAATCAATCCTCCAGGATACCTGGGAAAGCGCTGACGACTGGTTTTATTAGAATTGCGCTTAAGGCTGGCGCGCATTTTTCAGAATACCGCAATTTGCGTAACCCTCTGATGCTGCTGCCGACAATCTTTAATCGCGTCTGTTAGTCGCTCGAAGGGAGAACATAAATGTGAGTGATTCAGCTTTGCAAACGTCAGAAGACAACTGGTATGACATTGTAAGAAGGTCTGACGGCTGCGTGGTGTTTAGCTTTCCTTCATCGGGCAGGCATCTAATTTATCGCGTCAATGGCATGGTTTCTATGCGGCCTTTGCTGGATGATGAAGAGGTCTTTACTCCTAATGGTTTTATGCAGTTTATTCACCGTCTCGGCTACCGGGTAACCCCACCTTCTGATAATATGAAATCAACGGTCTGAACAACCGTAACCTACTGCGCCACGGAGAGAAACCATGGCGCACGAACTACAGCTCATCAAGCAGTCCTCAGGAATCCTGATCCCCGCGACGCCGGAGACCAGCGATATTCTGCAATCAAAAATCAAACTCGGCTCCGTACTGGTGGCTGAGTTCCGGCAGGTGAGGAATCCCGCATTCCATCGCCGTTTCTTTGCGCTCCTGAATCTCGGGTTTGAATACTGGGAACCTACTGGCGGGGCTATCTCCAGCAATGAGCGCAAGCTCGTAAATGGCTATGCAAAATTCCTTGCGGCATTTGGTGGAAACGAAGGCGCACTGCTGGATGCTGCCGAGCAGTATCTGGAGCAGGTAGCCAGTCGCCGAATTACCAATGGGATCAGCCTGTGTAAATCCTTTGACGCGTACCGTGCCTGGGTAATTGTCGAGGCCGGCCACTACGACGCAATTCAACTACCTGACGGAACTCTTCGTAAACACCCCCGCAGCATAGCTTTCGCCAACATGGACGAAACCGAGTTCCAGCAACTATACAAAGCCGCGCTCGATGTTCTGTGGCGCTGGGTATTGTCCCGGGCATTCAAGGACCAGCGTGAAGCGGAAAACGCCGCTGCGCAGCTCATGAGCTTTGCGGGGTGATGGCGATGAAACTAAGTTGGTTCCACCATCACGAATGCACAACCGAACAGGCCGACGAACTTATTGCCTGTTACCGACGCCGCGGCGCCACGGTAGAACGCAGCCTGAACCGCGACAATATCACCTGGACTGTCAGCGCAAAATTGCCTGAATGCGAGCATCCGGCGCGCACACCAAGAACCTTTCGCCAAAAGGTCTGGGGGTGATTATGGCTAAATTACCTCGCCGCAAGTGTGCCAACAAAGAATGCCGGCAGTGGTTCCACCCGGTTCGCGACACGCAGACTGTCTGCGGTTATGAGTGCGCCAGCGCCGTCGGGAAAGAGCAGACCAGAAAAGCCCGTGAAGACGCTAAGCGCAAAGAGTCCGCCAAACAGCGCGCTACTGAGAAGAAAGAGCGAGCCGCCTGGCGCCAGCGTAAAGCTGCAGTTAAGCCGCTGAAGCACTGGGAGGATTTAACCCAGCGCGTCGTCAATGACTATATTCGCGAGCGTGACCATGATTTGCCATGCATCAGTTGTGGGACGTTCGACACCGTCCAGTGGGAAGCCGGGCATTACCGCTCACGTGGGAAAGCGTCACATCTCCGCTATCACGAAGACAATATCCGTAAACAGTGCCACCACTGTAACGTTCAGCTGTCGGGCAATCAGCAGCAGTACCGCCTTGGCCTTATAGAGAAAATTGGGGCTGAACGCGTTGAGGCGCTCGAAAACAATAACACCCCGCACCGATACACCATCGAAGAACTCGAAGCCATCAGAAAGCATTACAGCGCGCTGAGGCGACAACTCGTCAAAGCAAGGGAGGCCGCATGACATTCGAATCCTACTTTGCCGATCACCTCCGCGTTCGTTGGCAACGATTGCGCTTATATCACTTTCCCGGCTCTGTGCTGACGGACTACCGAATACTGAAGAATTACGTGAAAACTTATGCTGGAGAAACACGATGAACCTCGAATCAATCGCAAAATACTTTGCACCGAAGTCCCCGATGTTCAGTGACTCCTCGCGGGCAACAGCTACAGACAATCTCACTGGTACTGATGTGATGGCCGCGCTTGGCCTCGTTAATGCTAAGTGCGGATTTGGTTTCGATCTTTACCTGGCAAAAATTGGCATCAGCAGCCCGGAGCGGGCAATGGAGGCTCTATATGGTTCAGCCGTTGAGATATCACGACATTTCAGACCAGTTACTGAACTCGATGAAGGATTACGCCAACGAGTTCTCGAAATACTGTGCGCTTTTGCTTATCAGGATTACGCCCGTAGTGCGGCAAGCGTTCGCAAATGCGACTGTTGCGATGGGGACGGCTTTACCGAGGCAGATATTTTCACAAATAAAGTTCAGTACCCGGATGGGAAACCGCCTAAATGGGCAAAAATCACGAAGGGGGTTTGCCCGTCCTATTGGGAGGAATGGAAGTCGGTACGGGAGACTGCGCGCGTTTTATGCTCAGCCTGTAACGGAAAAGGTGTTATCAGCAATGCGTGTCGCTGCCATGGGAAAGGGAAGGTACTGGACAAGAAAGAAACGGAGATGCAGGGCGTGCCGGTTATGAAAGTTTGTGAGCGCTGCACAGGCAGAGGTTATGCCCGGCTTAAATTCTCTAATGTGCTGGAGGGTGTACGCACCGAGTGGGATGTGAAGAAAACCACGGCTTATGACCACATCCAGCCATTATTCGAATTATTGGTAGAAGAGTGTCACCGGCAGGAGGGATATGCAGACAGTGCATTGAAATCAGTTACTCAATAGTGATTTTTTCTATGGAAGGTAAATTTTAGAGAAAATAGATATTGTGGTTTACGGAATTTTCGTCTAGTATCGGCTCTAACGCTGGGAATCCGTTCAATCGTTTCGACCAGCAATAAAATATTCAAGCCCTGCGGTTAACTCCGTGGGGCTTTTGCGTTTCTGGAGGTAACGGCGAGGCGCTACCCTCACCTTAACATTAAGGGAGGGTTTTCATTACGTTATCAATCTCCCTTCCTTCAAATCTTGAAGTCCAGCCGCAGGAGCCGCAATGGTACGGAAAATCATCGAACCCGCTTCCGACTTGTTTAAGACAGTTGGGACAATAAACCGCGCTGATATACCCACCCGCGGGATTTTTTCTAAAGGCCGCACCCATGTGCTCGACAAACTCATCCTTTGCCCGGTAAGCCGCTACTTCCTTCGCAAGTTCTACGCATTTGGCCTTCGCCTCGGCAAGTTCTTCTATGGTGGCAGCATGGGCTTTTTGAAGTACGTCGATCTGCTCTCCAATGAAAGCGATGCGCTCGCGCAGGACCTCGTTACTTTGCACAGCAGAAAGCGCGCCGATCCCGTTTTTAAGGGACGCGATAAGTAATCCTACATCCATGGTCATTCCCTAATTGTCTGTGGAATGACCAATTTAGCAATTTCCTTTGTCTGTGGAAAGCAGGGAAACCACGTGCCGGGCGTGGATAAATATCCCGGTATTGAATCGACTGTTGGCTGCCGCTTGGCGGCCTTTTTCATTTCAGGTTCACGGGAATCAATTGCTACGTGCTTTGTTGATAAATCCAGCCCGTGCAGCCTGACCCTTTCATCACACACAGCGCCATGCCCGGCGCTTCAGCAACACAGAGCCTTTCAGGAATGAGTCTCGGAGGACCACCGTTATAAGCGGCGGCTTCTCTGTGGGCGGTGTTTCTGGGCAACGAGACTTATTCACTAAAGGGTCACGCATGGAAATCAAATACGAAGATTATTTTTCCTATCACCCAGGTTCGCCATCATTTTTGATATGTAAGAAAAATATTGGGCGGAAAAGGTCCGGGGAATTTCCCGCGGTCACGATGCATCCATCTGGGTATCTGGTCATCACCGTATTAAATAAAAAATTCCAGTTGCATCGATTTATCTGGGGAGTCACGCGCGGCGAGATACCTGATGGGTTTTGCATAGACCATATCGATGGGAATAAGACTAACAATCTCATTGAGAACCTAAGGTTAGCCACCCTGAGTCAAAACTCTTGGAACAGGAGGAAGCAAAGCAACGGTGACCCCTACTTTCCAAAAGGCATATGCGCATTTAAATCCGGTGGGTACGTCGCTCACATACAGCGCAATGGTCGACGTTGGCATAAGTATTCTTATGATTTATCCGAGCTAATGGCATGGCTTAACGCTAAGCGGGCTGACTTACATGGCAGCTATGCAAATTATGGCTAACTTCCCACTATTACAGCGCCATCCGAAAAATCGGAGGTGAGGCTATGACCAGAATGAGCACCATTTACAGCAGACTTTCATATGGAACAGGAACCACGCTGACCGGCTGCGGTGTATCAGCGAAGGCATATGCCGAAACAGCAAAAACAGCAAAAGAGGTGTCCTGGATGTTGGCCGACAGAATTGCAGGGTTAAGCCTGAGCGACTGGGCAATTATTGTCGGTATCGCATGCACCGTCATTACCTGTGCAGTGAACTGGTATTTCCGCTGGAAAGAACGGGAGGATCGGCGCAATGGGTATGCCACCAAAGCTGAGGAATAAGCTGAGCGCAGCGGTCGTTGGTTTGATTCTTGCCGGGGCATCCGCGCCAGTTATTCTCGATCAGTTTCTGGATGAGAAGGAGGGTAATAGCGAGCAGGCGTATCGAGACGGCGGTGGGCTCTGGACGATTTGCCGTGGCGCCACGATGGTTGATGGCAAGCCGGTAGTTCAGGGTATGAAGTTGTCAGCTGAGAAATGTGCCCAGGTGAATGCCATTGAACGCGACAAGGCGCTGGCGTGGGTTGACCGAAATATCAAAGTACCACTGACCGAACCACAGAAAGCCGGGATCGCATCTTTCTGCCCCTATAACATCGGCCCCGGGAAATGTTTCCCGTCTACGTTCTATAAGCGAATTAATGCTGGCGACCGTAAAGGCGCATGTGAAGCGATCCGCTGGTGGATTAAAGACGGCGGCCGCGATTGTCGCCTGACCAAAGGCCAGAAAAATGGCTGCTATGGGCAGGTAGAGCGTCGAGACCAGGAAAGCGCGCTGACGTGCTGGGGGATAGACCAGTGAGCCTGCGCTATCAGTTCATTGTTATTTCGTTGCTGGTGGCCGTAGCATTCATCGCGGGTAGTGTATGGAGCAGCCGCGGTTGGGAAAAAAAGTGGGCAGAACGTGACAGCGTTGAATCATCGCAAACAGCGAACGCGCAGACCGCAGCCCGCATGATTGAACAAGGGCGAATTATTGCCCGGGATGAGGCCGTTAAAGATGCACAAGCACAAGCCGCTAAATCTGCTGCCACTGCTGCTGGCTTGTCTGCCACTGTTAGCCAGCTGCGCACCGAAGCAACAAAACTCGCTACCCGCCTGGATGCCGCAAAGCACACCGCAGATCTTGCCGCTACCGTCAGAAGCAAAACAACCGACGCCGACGCCGCTATGCTCGCCGACATGCTCGGAAGTATTGCAGAAGAAGCTCAGCGATATGCTGGAATCGCTGACGAACGCTACCGCGCCGGGATGACGTGTGAGCGGATTTACGACTCGGTGAGACAGTCGAATAACGGGAAGTGGCAAAAAGCGGGGACGAATCCCCGCTAGCTGTTAGCCAACTTTGCGATAAGGGTAGCCAGCTTTTTTGATGTGGGCATCAAAATACTGACCTTTTGACGGTGCATTCATTAGCGCTGTGTGCACGGCAGAAGGAACCCGAGAGTATTGATAAATGCCACTGCTATGGAATGCAATTTCCAGCGTTGAAGTGGCCGGGTCATAACCGACTGATTGGAGATTTGAAGATGAAACAGGTTGACGAATCAAAGCAGTTTCCTCGTTTGAATGGGAAAAGTCCCGAGGAAATCGTAGAGCTATTCAAAGGGTATAACTTTGTCGACGATCATGGTCATCGACTGGATATGTGCCAGGACTTCATTGACTTAGTAGAGATGGCGACCGAAACAGATAAGTAGCCATTCCAAAGCTCATCTGCGGATGGGCTTGATAATTGTGACTCCCAAGTCAAACCCGTGATTGTGGTAAAATTTAAAAAATCATCAACACGGGGGTTACCATGGAAAATTGTACGATTTCGTTACGTGTTACGCCTGGAATCAGAGTGAATGCTTTACGTATAAAAGAGGAAAACGGCGAAGTAAATTACTTCATTGGCAGGGGGCCTGTGTCAGAAATGATTTTCCCTAAAATTCCCTTAGGAGCACTCCTCGATGTTGATATCGACTCTAATGCAAACATTCGCCTTATGTATCTCGGCTATGAAAGTGAAGACTACATCTTAACGAATGACTTCTAGAAGACGCATACAAGACCGTCTAAAGGCTATTTTTCATTGCCATCACAAAGGCCACCTTCGGGTAGCTTTGTTGTTGCCATCACCATGGGCAGGCCAATGTAATGGCGATTTTGGAAGGGACAAGCACCAGAATATCCTTTCCTGGCGGATAAAAAGCCTTCTGCTTAGTTATGACCTTACATTATAAGATTATGAATACTTCTCGAGTGTTTGCCGACGTTATCGATCTTCATGTTTATACTTTCAAGGTACTTCCATAGAGCAGTTTGCTCGCTTTCAGCTACTCCTGTTTTGCAAAAAACGGCGAAATGCTCACAGTTATTCAACATGAAATTATATTTTTGCTCTCCACATCTGGATCTCGCTCTTTCAACTACTTGGTCGGGTGTCGCAAGTTGATATCTGAACGAATTTAATTTTGCAGCAACCTTGGCGGCAGACATTGGAATGCTCAAAAATCCAGGGAGCAGCCATTTAAGAGGGCTGATAGGAAGTTGTTTGGTTACATGGTTTGACGACTTTACTCCTTGAGAGTATTTTTTTTGAGCGTGATATTCAGAAGGGAATTCGACTATCTCAAAATGGTTATTTCTCTTCAAGAAACCTTCAAAGTCAGTTGGTTGTATTTTCATGCTATCACCGCCCGCATCACTTTTTGGTGACGTGTAATGAATGACCTCATTCGGTGATACAAATACAGCCCAATGCCAAAAGGTGAGTTTGACATTCATTATATTTTCTGTGCGTTTGGTCCGAATTATGTCGCCACGAGCTGGGATTTGTAATTTCATACTTCAACCATAATGTTTTGAAAGAGTTGTAATTATATGAGGCCATCACCATAGACAGACACAATGTCATGTCCATCGTGATTATACACTTTTACCGTCAACCGTAACGCTGGCATCAGCGGAACTATTGGGTATGTAAATTTTGACTTTTGATCCACTTTCGGTAGTCACCTCAATCGTGACAGATGTTGGCGGTGCGCCAGTATCATCACCTGTGAAGACAGTAACGATCTCTTCTGAGGTTTTATCTTCAATGATTGGCATAAGTGCGCCGTTAACCAATCCAGCGTAAACCTTTACGTTGCCCACAGGCATCTCCCAAAGGTATTTAAATGGCACTCAACGCAAAACAGGATATGTTTTGTCGCGAGTACCTCATCGATTTAAACGCCACGCAAGCGGCTATTCGGGCGGGGTACAGCGTCAAAACTGCAAACCGCATCGCCGCTAAGTTGTTGTCAAAAGTTGACATCCAAAACAGGATCGCCGAACTCAAGAGTAAGCGCAACGAGGATGTAGGCATCGATGCTGGTTATGTGCTCCGGCGCTTGGTTGAAATCGACCAGATGGACGTTCTGGACATTCTAAACGACGACGGTAGCCTGAGGCCGATCAGTTCGTGGCCAAAAGCCTGGCGAACGTCGCTAACCGGTCTGGACATCAGCACCACGATTCAGAACTTCGACGAGGAAACGGCGGAGACCATCCTCAAAAAGGTTAAGTGGCCGGATAAGGTCAAGAACCTTGAACTGCTCGGCAAGCACATCAAGGTGCAGGCGTTCAAAGAGCATGTTGAACAGAAGGTCACAGCAACTCACAGCATTATGCCGGTCCCGTCCTGCGATAACGTCGACGACTGGGAAGCAGCAGCACAGAAACAGCAGAGCGAGGTTCTTGGTGGATGAATTACAAAGCCGTCTGGAAACCTTTGCCGGGATCGCAATCGCTCTCCCTGAGTTGCCCGTGTAACGAAATTCTGTACGAGGGTACTCGTGGACCGGGTAAAACCGCCGCGCAGTTGGCGCGCTTCCGTCGCCTGGTCGGTCTGGGCTATGGCTCGTTCTGGCGTGGCGTGATATTCGATACCGAGTATAAAAACCTCACTGACATCATCACCCAGTCAAAGCGTATGTACCGCCTGTTTAACGATGGCGCCCGGTATCTAGCATCAGCATCTGAGTTGCGCTGGGTATGGCCGACTGGCGAAGAGCTGCTGTTCCGATTCGGTAAAGAAGAGGGCGATTACTGGGACTATCACGGTCAGGAGTTTCCGTTCATCGGCTTCAACGAGCTGACCAAGCAGCAGTCGGGTGATTTCTACGAGATGATGTTCTCCTGCCGGCGCTCATCGTTCCGGCCAGAAAACTACCCGCTGGATGATGGCTCGCTGCTTAAGCCGATCCCTCTTGAAACGTTCAGCACGACCAACCCGTTTGGCATTGGCCATATCTGGGTGAAGAAGCGCTTCATCGAACCAGCACCCCGCGGCACCATCATTCGTGAAACGCAAAAGGTATTTAACCCCCAGACCGAGCGGGAAGAAGACGTAACGCTGACGCGCGTTGCGATTCACGGCTCGTTCAAAGAGAACCCGTATCTCGATCCTCAGTACATCGCGACGCTGATGGCTATCAAAGACCCCAACCGGCGCAAAGCCTGGGTAGATGGTTCATGGGATGTCACCAGCGGTGGTCGCTTTGACCATCTGTGGAATGCCTCGCTGCACGTTATTAAGCCGTTCCGCATCCCGGATAGCTGGACGGTTGATCGCTCTCATGACTGGGGTGAATCCAAGCCGTTCTCTAACCTCTGGTGGGCTCGCGCCGACGGCACTGCCGCTGAGTTGCCTGACGGTCGCCAGTTTTGCCCGCCTGCCGGGTCGCTGATTCTGATTGGTGAGTGGTATGGCTGCCCGCCGGACGAGCTGAACAAAGGCCTGAATATGTCATCCACCAACGTCGCCAAGGGCGTGGCGTGGGTTGATAAGCGGCTGGTGGGCGAGGAACTAGCTGAACCCGAAGAAATAAAGCTCAACGGTGTTACACAGGGGCAACTGAACATCATGCCCGGTATCTGCAAGAAGGTTACCCCCGGACCGGCTGATGGGGCGATCTACAACACCGGTGATGATGAATTATCCATTGCCCAGAAGATGGAATCGCAGGGCGTTAAATGGGTTCCATCCAACAAGAAACCGGGATCGCGTGTGAACGGCGCGGCCCTGTTTGCTGACATGCTCGAGGCCGTCATTGAGGGCAAGAAGCTGGAATCTGGCACTCCTGAGAAGCCAGCATTCTACGTATTCAACTACTGCAGGGGCTGGATAAGCCGTGTTCCGGTGCTCGTCCGCGACAGTAAGAACCCTGACGATGTAGACACCCAGCAGGAAGACCACGACTGGGATGGTACGCGCTACGCCGTGCTGCATTCACCGCCGAAGAAAGTCGGTAAAGTCACCAACCTACGGATTTAACTCCATGCCTGATATTTCAACACCCAATCTGGACTATGGGAACATGGTGCAGGCGTGGGACATTAACGACGCTCTGATGGGCGGCACGCTGTACATGCGCCAGCTTGGCGAGGCTTATCTCCCTCGCTGGCCGAAAGAAGACAAAGAGGATTACAAAAAGCGCCTGGCGGTGGCCACGTTACTCCCTGCGTATGAAGAGACGATCAACCAGAATGTTGGCCGCGTTTTTGCTGAGCCCATCCAACTGGGCGAGAACGTCCCAGATCAGCTGCGCGAGTTCTCGAAGAACGTGGATCTTGAAGGTAGTCGCCTCGATGTATGGGCGCAGGCATTCTTCAGCCTGGCGATGCAGTACGGCCTTTCGCATGCGCTGGTGGATTATCCCCGGATAGATGCCGAACAGGTGAAGACTAAGGCTGACGAGAAAGCTACTGGCGCGCGGCCATACGTCACGATGCTTAACCCCCGCCAGGTTATCGGCTGGAAGTCGAAGATGGTCGGCGGCAAGGTGCAGCTCACGGCGTTGCGCATCAAAGAGATCGTGGTGGAGGATGGCGACGACTTTGGGCAGACGAAGGTCGAACAGATTCGCCTGCTGACGCCCGGGCAGGTGCAGATTTACCGCAAGGCCACTGGTGCCGACGGCCAGGCGAACTGGTCGCTACACGAGGAGTGGCAAACATCCCGGCAAGACATCACGCTGGTCACGCTCTATACCAAGCGCACTGGCTTTATGTGTGGCTCACCGCCGCTGCTCAACATGGCGCTTCTGAACGTTAAGCACTGGCAGAGCCAGAGCGAGCAGGACAACATCCTGCATGTAGCGCGCGTGCCGTTGCTGACTGTGTTCGGTCTGGAAGATGGAGAGGAACTGGTCATCGGCTCTTCTTCGGCGACAAAGTTCAGTGACCGACAAAAGCAGGGACTCGAATACGTTGAGCATACTGGCTCTTCCATCGGCGCTGGCAAAGAGTCGCTGGCTGACCTCGTGGAGCAGATGCGCCAGGCAGGCGCGAAACTGTTGCGCACTGACAACACCTCAACCAAGTCTGTTGACCAGACCTCAGAGGAGAAGATGCAGGAGCAGTCACCGCTCTACACCATGGCAACCAGCTTGGAAGATGCGATCGACAACATCCTGCAAATCATGGCTGAGTATATCGGTGAATCAGAAGGCGGTAACGTAGATGTCCGCACCGAACTGGATGTCGAGTCGAAAGAGTTCAATCCTCCAGCGGCACTGGCCATTCAGTCCCTGCGTCAGGGTGGTGACCTTCGTCGTGTCGATGCGATAAAGGCGCTTCAGAAGCTCAACCTGATTGACCCGGATGCCGATCCGGACAAAGTGCTGAGCGAGTTGCTTACTGAATCCGCTTCACTGACCGAGCCACCACTGGACGAGGTGTGACATGGCCCGCTCCGTAAACGATCGCCTCCAGGACGAGACCATAGCGCATGGCCTTTATGTGACGCGCTACGGCACCGGCGTCGCTCGGCGCATGGTTGCGTTGCTGAACAGAATGGATACTGACCTGGCTGCCAAATTGCTGATGTTGCTGGACGGCAAGCGAGCTGATACGTACAGCGCCCGCCGCCTGGCGTCGCTGCTCGCTGGTGTGCGTGACCTCAACGCAGAGGCCTACGAACCGGTTAACGCTGCGCTGGCACGCGAACTGACGCGCTACGTCGAGTATGAGGCCGGGTATCAACTGGACCTGTTCAGCAGCATCATACCCAAGCAGATTCTCCAGCATGTTCCGCTCCAGAGCATCGCACCCGAGCAGGTTTACGCTGCGGCAGTGGCGCAGCCCTTCCAGGGGCGATTGCTGAAGGAGTGGGGCCAGAAGCTTGAATCGGATCGACTGGACAAAATCACTAACGCTGTACGCTCCGGTTTCCTCCAGGGTGAAACGGTAGAGCAGATTGTCAGACGCATCGCTGGTACGCCGAAACTCAACCGTGAAGATGGGGTGATTAACGCATCCCGCCGCGACCTTGCCGTCGTGACACGCACTGCGGTGAACCATATGGCCGCCACTGCGCGCCAGGAGTTCGCCCAGGCCAACAGCGATATCGTGAAGGCCAAGCAGTGGTCCTCCACGCTTGATACTCATACGAGTCAGTGGTGCATCATTCGCGACCGCAAGCTCTACACGCTCGACGGCAAGCCGCTGGGGCATGTGGTCCCGTATCTACGCGGACCCGGCAAAATCCACTTCTGCTGTCGTTCCGGCGAAGTCCTGATTACGAAATCGTGGGAAGAGTTGCAGATATCCTCTGGCGAACTGAGCAGCGCCACACGCGCCTCGATGGACGGCCAGATTCCTGCGCACACCAGTTACGCCGACTGGCTTACCCGGCAGCCGTACGCTCGGCAGGAGCAGGTGCTGGGCGTTACCCGCGCGATGATGCTGCGTGACGGCAAAATCACGGTACCGGAGATGTTTAACGATGCCGGGGAATTTCTCACCCTGGACGAACTGCGCCGCGTGGATGCTTCGGCGTTTGAGGGTTAGTCATGCAAAACGAGAAAGACAAAACTGTCACCCTGACTGAGGCTGAGCGCAAATTCATCATGATTGCGATGATTGCCTATGCCTTATCTGGTGAGCCATCAGAAGAAGACGCAAAAAACGCAGAGAAAATAATCAATAAGCTCTGATCATTGCAACATTTTAATCAAGGCTGCCTTCGGGTGGCCTTTTTTATGCCTGCCGCTGAGCGGATGCGACGCGGTGACCGGGTCGGATGACCTATTACCAATGGCCGGAAGGCCGGAGCAAAACAATGAAACTCAAACTCGATGCTAACGGAAATGTGGTCGTTGAAAACGGTATGCCGGTATTCGTTCACGATGACGGCAAAGAAATCCCGTTCGATGCGGTCGCAGCGATGACCAAAATCACCTCCCTGAATGGCGAGGCGAAAACTCACCGCGAAGCGAAGGAAGCGGCGGAAGCCAATCTCGCGAAATTCTCTGGCATCACCGACCCGGCCAAGGCGCTCGAAGCCCTGGAGATGATGACCAAAATCGACCAGAAAAAACTGATCGATGCTGGTGCCGTTGACCAGGTAAAGGCGGAGATCACCAAAGTTTTCCAACAGCAACTGGACGAGGCGAACGGCAAGACCCAGCAACTGGAAACTCAACTCTACGACGAGATGATCGGCGGCCGCTTCGGTGGCTCTAAGTTCATTTCCGAGAAGATGGCGATCCCGACTGAGTTCGTGCGTTCCTACTTCGGTCAGAACTTCAAAATCGAAGAAGGGAAGGTTGTGGCCTACGACGGCCAAGGCAATAAGGTGTTCTCACGCACCAAGCCCGGCGAGTTAGCCAGCTTTGATGAGGCCCTGGAGTCTCTGGTCGAGTCGCATCCGCAGAAAGATTACATCCTCAAAGCGTCTGGTAACAGCGGCGGCGGTTCTCACCAGTCGCAGCATCAGGCTGGGCAAAAAACCATGAAACGCGGTGCGTTTGATTCCCTGGATAACGCTGGCAAGCAAGCAGCGCTGAAAGACGGCGTCAGCATCGTCGATTAAATCGAAAGGAGCCATAAATGGCAGGCAATACCCTTACTGGTCTGATCCCGACCATCTATACCGCGCTGGACGTAGTGTCCCGCGAGCAAACTGGTTTTATTCCTGCGGTGGCGCGTGACGCGAAAGCGGATGCTGCTGCAAAAGACCAGAACGTACGTGCGCCAGTCGCACCTGCAGCCACCACTGAAGATATTGTCCCTGGTCCGTCAGCCCCTAATTCTGGCGACCAGACCATCGGTGGTGTGGATGTCAAAATCACCAAATCCAAAATGGCCCCGGTGAAATGGAATGGTGAAGAGCAATTGGCTCTGGGTCCGGCTGGTACCTACAACACCATCCTGGCTGACCAGTTCAAGCAGGCTTTCCGCGCGCTGGCGAACGAAGTGGATGCAGACCTCGCTGCGCTGTACCTCAACTCCTCCCGCGCTGTTGGCGCGCCGAAGAATACTCCGTTTAGCATTAAAGACGATCTGACTGATGCTGCGTTGGCGCGTCAAATCCTGACCGATAACGGTGCGCCGACTACCGATTTGCGTATGGTGCTGGGTGGCGAAGCGATGGCATCCATCCGTGGTAAACAGGCTGTCCTCTTCAAAGCGAACGAAGCGGGAACCGACCAGCTGCTGCGTGAAGGTGTTATCGGTCGCATCATGGGCTTCAACCTCCACGAATCCTTCAGCATCAAGCGTACCGCGAAAAGCGCTGCTGCTGGCTATAAGGTCAATGGCGCGAAGAAAGAGGGCGATATCATCATCGCTATTTCTGCCGGCACCGGCGGTATTGCTGCAGGTACTGCGGTGAAGTTCGCCGGTGATGACAATCAGTATCTGGTCGTTGCGGCTACGTCTTCCACTATCACCATTAGCGCGCCGGGCCTCCGTCAGGATCTGGCAGATCAGGCTGATGTCACCGTGTTGAGCGAATTCGTACCGAACATGGCGTTTGACCGCGGGGCATTCCTGCTGGCCAGCCGTACCCCGGCGATGCCTGAAGGTGGCGATACTGCTGATGACGTCATGAATGTGACCGACCCGGTGTCTGGCATCACCTTCCAGGTGGCGCTGTACCGCCAGTACCGTCAGGTGCGTTATGAAGTGGGTCTGGCATGGGGTGTGGCTGCTGTGGCGCCACGTCATTCCGCCATCATCATGGGTTAACCCAATGGGCTTCGGCCCCTTTGTTTTTCAGGAGGCCCAATGGCCGGATTAACCAAAGAGCAGCGCGCCCAGCGTGAAGCGGAAAAGCTTGCAGCTCAGCAGGGTATTGAGCTGGTGGTCATGGTACGTGACACCCCAGAATTCCCTGGCGGCCCGCTGCGCGCAGATGTTCATCCTGATGAAGTGGATAACTGGCTGGCGCTGGACTGGCGTCTGGAGGAATAACCATGCTGGTTGCCGATCCCAACTCTCCAGGTTTCAACAGCTACGCCAGCGTGTCAGACCTGCGGGCATTTGCTGCCGGGCGCGGATATAGCATTCCTGCAGATGATGGTGAGTGCGGCCAGATGCTGATGCAGGCAATGGACTTTCTGGAAGGGAAGGCCTGGCGCGGTCAGCGTTCCAGCGCATCACAGCCTCTATCCTGGCCGCGTTCCGGCGTGCGCTTCGATGGTGTTGACCTGCCAAACGATGCGATCCCGCAGCGCCTGATTGATGCACAGTGCCGCCTGGCTGTCGAATCGCAAGAGATTGATCTTGCGCCTTCGGTTGCTGGTGGTGGGGCGGTGACAATGGAGCGCGTCGAGGGTGCGGTAACTGTTCAGTACGAGGCGGGTACCAACAAAGCTGCGCCATCATTCCCCTGGTTCTACTCCTTGCTGAGAGGGCTGGTGGTCGGTGGCAATCAGATCCGCATCGAAAGGGGCTGATATGGCAATCGACTACCGGCGCATGCGCAACACCGCGACCCGGCTGCTGACCGAGAACGGCAGAACCTACCAGCTGACCCGAGGCGGCGGTACTACTCGCGATCAGTTCGGGAAAGAGGTCACTACCCTGGCGATAACTGCGACCGTCACCGGCGTTATCACAGAATATTCCTCCCGCGAAATCGATGGCTCTCTGATCGCCACCGGCGATAAGAAACTGTCTGCCACGTTCGAAACGGAAGTGCGTATTGATGACCGCATCGAAATCGACGGCAAGAAATGGCGCGTAGTGCAACCGAACCCGGTTAAGCCTGCTGACGTGCTTATCTCCTACAACATCCAACTGAGGGCGTGAGTATGGCCAACACAGCTAATCAGCCGTTCCTGGCTGCCATTCAGTTATTTGTGGATAGTTCGAAGCAGGATATGGATCAGGTGGTGCGCCGGACGGGTATCAAAATCCTCGGGCGTCTGGTCGATGTGTCTCCAGTTGGGCAGCCTGAAACGTGGGAAGTGAATCAGACGGCGTCGGCTTATAACACTGCCGTTCGTGAGCATAACGCAGCGCTTCGCGATGACCCAGCAAACGTGACGAAGTCCGGGCGCCTTAAACGTGGCCTACGGGTAAACGACTCGATGGACATCAAAAAGCCAGATGGTTATGTCGGCGGGCGCTTCAAGAACAACTGGTATGTGGGGTTTGATAGCCAACCGACCCAATCCAACGATACTCCGGATGCCTCCGGCCAGGGTTCCAACTCCCGCGGTCTGGCGGTGCTTGAAGTGTTCAGGGTGGGGCAGGTCAGCTCGATTTACTTCACAAATAACCTGCCATACGCACAGGCACTGGAGAACGGGCACTCTGGTCAGGCGCCCGGCGGCATGGTTGGTATCACCGCCATCGACGCCGCGCAGCTGTTCCGTGAGGCAATGAGTGAGGTGCACAATGGCCAGTGACCAGTCAATGCGTATCGCTGGCCTGCTGGAGAGCCGTGTTGCGGTTATCTGCTCGTCGCTTGGCCTGCCGGTGGCCTGGCCGAACATCGCGTTCACTCCCCCGGATAATGCGCCATACGGGCGCGTTTATATCCTACCTGCGCAAACTGTGGGGCAGGATCTGGAAGGTCAGTTGCGTACGTACCAGGGTATCCTGCAGCTCAACATTATCGCTCCTGCCGGCAGCGGCGTGACGCAGGCCAGGGGGCTGGCAACGTCTGTCACAGATGCTTTCCCCGAAGGTCTTCCGCTGGTGGATGGTGACCTGACCGTATACATCAATAGCCCGCCGCAGGTGCGCCAGCCTATACAGGATCGCCCAACCTCAGCACCAAACGGCAGCAGCGGCTCCATCACTTACACCACTCCCGTCAGCATGCAGTACCGCGCTGATTACTGACCCACCACCTGGTGGGTTTTTTATTACTTAAATTCAGGAGAATGCAATGGCATTCGCAATCCCTAACGGGTCGCGTGTAAACGTGGCCAAGGCGTATCTTGCGCCGATTGTCTTCACTGCGGCATCCAATGCGACGGAATGCGAACTGACCGTTGCCTCGGCTGCTGGCATCCTCGCGGGCGATGTCGTCCAGGTTAGCTCTGGCTGGCTGAAGCTTGACAACATGGTGGTGCGTGTCAAGTCAGTAACCGGTACGAAAATCGTGCTGGAAGCGTTTGATACCACCGATACCAAGAAATTCCCGGCGGGTACTGGGGCAGGTACGCTGCGTAAAATTGATTCGTGGATCACCATGCCTCAGGTGATGACGCTGTCCACCGAAGGCGGTGACCAGCAGACCATCAGTGTGCAGTTCCTGGAGGATGATAAGGCCCGTACCATCCCGACGTTCAAAAACGCCGTGGTTCAGGTCTACACCTTCGCACACGACCCGAATCTGGCGATTTACAAGCGCCTCATCGACCTGGACGACTCCAGCGACACCACGGCGGTCTGGTTCCACAACCCACGCGGCAAAGCGGATCGTTACTACTCTGCCAAAGTGTCGTTCCAGCGCGTGCCACGTACCGAAATCAACGCCGTCGAGAGTAACGAAGCGCGAATGAACTTCGAATCGGATATGCAGATTTACCCGATTGCCGATTCCTCCGCTACGCCGCTGGCGTTCCTGACCGACCTGCCAGCAACTAAGTCTGTTGCTGCTAATGCAGCTCTGGATCTGTCGGTGGTCATGCAGGGCGGTTCCGCGCCGTATACCTACGTATGGAAGAAGGACGGCACAGCCATTCCGGGCAAAACTGCATCCACGCTCAACATTCCGTCCGCTCAGTCTTCCGATGCCGGGGTGTATACATGCGAAGTTACTGACGCCGCAGGCAAAACGCTCACTTCTGCCGGATGCACCGTCAGCATTACTTGATTAATCTGGCCCGGTAAACCGGGCCTTACCGAGATGAACAAATGACCAAATTCTCCCTGATCCCAAACCCAACCTTTTCCGTAACCGCCAGCATCCCGCGCGCCGGCGCTGAAGACGGCAAACTGACCTTCACCTTCCGCCATAAAACGCTGGAAGAGCTGCGTACCCTGGATGAGAAACTGCAAAAGGATGCAGCAAGCAAGAAAGCACCTATCGCGCCGCAGGCTGACTATCTGATGGAAATCGTCGAAGGCTGGGCGCTGCCTGACGAGTTCACCCGCGATAACGTGATCGTCCTCCTGCAGAACTATCCGCGTGCATTCGACAGCATCGGTCTGGCCTACACCAAAGAGCTAATGGGTATCCGCGAAAAAAACTGAGGCAGGTCGCCGCAGCGATGTATACACCGGGACCGACACTCGCGGAGTTAGCCGCTTTTGGTTTAACGCCTGAGGACGTGGAGGAAGAGGTGGGGATCCTGCCATCCGTATGGGAGGCCTTTGCCGTCTTCTCCACGCTGGCGACCCAGTGGCGAGTCGGCGCGAGCGGGGCGACCGGTCTTGATTACAACGTTCTCCCCTGGATGTTCGAGTTACACGGGGTTGAGGATGCGGCGGCCTGCATGGCTGACCTTCAAATTATGGAAAGTGAGGCTCTCAAGGTAATGCATAAGGAGACGAAATAATGACAGACCAGATCGCCTCGATTACTTTGCGGGCCGATGTTTCTGACCTGAAAACAGCCAGCAACGAACTGGATAAACTCGGCCAGGCGGCGGCCGGTGCTGTAGATAAAGCAGATGATCTGAATAGCGTGTTTCGCGCTGGCGCTGAATCTGCGAAGCAAGGCAGCGAAGGACTCAAGGAGCAGCAGAACGCGCTCAAAGGGCTGCTGGAGAATATCGACCCAGTTACCAAGGCCTTAAACCGCCTGGATGAGCAGCAAGAATCGCTGCGGAAATTCCAGGCCAAAGGTTTCCTGGATACCGATACCTTTCAGGCTTACAACAAAATCCTGGATGACACCCGCCTCAAGCTGACTGACACCGGAGAAGCCGCTGCGCGTGCTCAGGCCGAATTAGCCGCTACCCAGGCGGCAGAGAAGCAGTCCGCAGCGTTAAAGAACCTTCTTGGGTCCATCGACCCGACTATCCGCGCGTTCAATTCGTTGGATGAACAGCACGCACAGCTGGTGGCCCATTTCGAAGCAGGGCGCATTAACGGCGCGCAGTTCGAGCACTTCAACACAATCCTTAACCAGACGCGCGAGCGCCTCTCTGGTGTCGCTGACGTACTGCCTGAAGCGTTGTCCCGACAGGAGGCCGCTGCCCGGCGAGCTGGTATCTCTGTGGGGCAGTACAACCAGGCGTTGCGAACGCTACCAGCACAGTTCACTGACATCGCTACGCAGTTAGCTGGTGGGCAGTCGCCATTCCTGATCCTGCTACAGCAGGGAGGGCAGATTAAAGACCAGTTCGGTGGGGTTAAAGGGGCTCTAACGGGGGTGGGCGACTATTTACGCACTCTGTTAGGTTTCATTAATCCTGTAACGATAGGTATTAGCGGCCTGGTTGTAGGTCTCGGGGCGATGGCTGTAGCTTGGTACAAAGGCAGCCAGGAAGCCAGTGAGTTTAATAAGCAGCTCATACTCACGGGTAATTATTCGGCCAGTTCGGCGAGCCAACTGTCAGACATGGCTCAAAAAATTGGAGGCTCCAGTGGTAAGGTTGCGGCTGCCGCTCGGACGCTAGCGGAGGTGGTTGGGGCAGGGACGTTTAAAACGGAGCAGCTCGAAACAGTTACCAGGGCGGCGCTGGCGATGCAGGAGGCCACTGGCCAGTCTGTTGACGCCACCATTAAGAACTTCCAAAAGCTGTATGCCAGCCCAACCAAGGCGGCGGAGGATCTTAATTCTACGCTCCATTTCCTTACCTCATCGCAATACGACTACATTTCGGCACTGGAGCGTCGGGGTGATAAAGAGGGAGCAGCAGAGGCGGCTGCAAAAGCTTATAGCCTGGCTGAGCAAAAGCGCAGCCAGCAAATCCTCGACAACATGGGATTAATTGAGAGAGCTGCTGGTAGCGTCAGCAAGGCACTTAAGGGGATGTGGGATGAACTTCTAAATATTGGTCGCCCTGAAGCTCCGAACGACATGCTCCGCAAGATGCAGTCCGAACTTGCTGAGCGTGAGAAAGCCTTGCTTCCAGATAGACAGCGTCAGGGATATGGATATAGCTATGATGCGAACAGTAACGATCAGGAATATGACGCACGTAGGAAAGCTCAGTTATCAGCGATAAGTGCTTTAAAGGCACAAATAGCGCCACTTCAACAAGCTGCTCAGCTTCAGGAAGATATTAATGCTTCTATTCAGCAAGGAACCGAGGCTGATAACAAGCGAACTAATGCCCTGATTTATCGAAATCGCATCCTCGAACAGTCAGCTACATGGCAGGAAAAGCGCAGCAAGGCCCTGTCTGAACTTTGGAAAAATGTCGCGGCCTCGCCCGGCGACTGGAGCTCAGCACAGCGGCAGCAGGCTGTGGATGCCATTAATAAACAGTTTCATCCGGACAAAACTCCCAAGACTCCAGCCGTTAAGGTTTCAGCCGGTGATCGCTCAACCGACACCTACAATGCTGAGACTCTAGCTCTACAAGCGCAGCTCAAAACGCTGCAGGATCATCGTGACATCAATGATGTAATCAGCCAGCAGCGTAAGCAGCAGTGGGAGTTAATCTCAAAAATCACCATCCTCGAGTCCGCCGCTAACGATCCGAAAGGGCGTGCATTATCACTCGATGAAAAATCGTTACTGGCGAACAAAGAGAAACTGCTAGCCCAAGCTGATATTAATGCCGGGCTGGGTGATCAGATTGCTAAACAGCAGAAGCTGAACTCTTTGGCTGACCAGGCAACTAAGTTTGCCCAGCAACAGTCTGCTAAGCAGGCGGAAATTGCTGCGGCAGCTAGAGGCTTGTCCACTAGAGAGGCCGAAAGGGAAGCGACGCGCCAGCGCCTGACTGAATCCTATGCCTTTAACCCAGATGCTCAGAAAAAGGTTCTCGCAGAGCAGGAGGAGACATACCGGAAAGAAGATGAGCTTCGCAGCGACTGGCAGGCTGGCGCAAAGCGTGGTTGGGCCGATTATGCCGACTCAGCAACAAACACGTTTGAAGCAATGCGAAATGTGGCTGGTTCTACGTTTAGTGGCCTATCCGACATGCTGACAGACTTGGTTACGACCGGCACAGCAAGTTTCAAAGACTTCACCAAGTCCATGTTGAAGATGATTGTGCAGGTAACAAATCAGTTGCTTGTGGCTTATGCGGTGCAGGCGGCAATGGGTTGGATTAGCGGTGGCGCTGGTGGCGGATCCACTCCCGGCGGGGCATATTCAACTGCTGCTTCTGGCGTAACTTTCAACGCCAAGGGCGGCGTTTATGATTCGCCGGGCCTCAGCAAGTATGTTAACGGTGTCTACGACTCTCCACAGTATTTCACGTTCCAGGGTGCATCTAAGTTCGCTAAGGGAGGCGTATTTGCTGAAGCAGGGGCCGAGGCAATCATGCCGCTAACTCGTGATTCTGCCGGGCGGTTGGGTGTTCGCGCCCAGGGCGGCGGTGGGATGGCTCCGATTATTAACACCACAGTGAACGTCGATGCTGGTGGTTCTGCAACTGTACAGTCATCAAGTTCCGGTGACGCAATGGGGCGCGCACTTGCTGATGAGATGCAGAATGCTGCTCTGCAAGTGATCCAAAAGCACCTTAAGCCTGGTGGCATGATCTACAACTTCGCCAAAGGTCGATAGTATCACCAACCATCACCCAGCCTCGCATTCGCGGGGCTTTTTTACACCCGTAGCCGAGAGGCAGGAGAACGTTATGAGTAAGAGCATAAAAAAAAGCCCATCAACCTATGATATTAAAAAGAAAGGTGGGCTTTCAGTTCTGCTTCAAAAAATCCAATCTATGAATTTAGCCGTTACCGAATTCGAAACGACTGTTCGAGATAATCTAAAGCAATTCTTTTAAGCTCATCCCCGGCTTCACTCGAGATTTCTTTATTGAAGACTTGGCAAACACTTTTTGCTATATGGTTGGTCGCGTCTTCAGGAAGAGTGCTCATAATTGCCTTTAGCAGAGACTCATGTACCAAGGTCTTTACTCGCAATTCCGTGATTTGTTTATGCTGCTGTAAAAACAGGTCGCCTATTTCTGTGTTCATGTCGAATCCTTATCCAGAGGTAATCAGCCATCCCTCCTTCCCAGAGTGCGTCAGCGTCCCACCGCTGACGGGCTGAGTCTACACATTAACCAGGGTTATCAGTTAGCAACATCCTGATATTCAGACAGTAGCCACCCTTGGGTGGTTTTTTTTATGGAGCAAATATGGCCGTTGAGACATATAACTGGCACTCACAACTCGGTGCTGGCGCAGTGGAATACAGTCAGACCGTAAGATCAGCACAGTTCGGTGATGGTTATGAGCAGGTAGCCGAGAACGGTATTAACTCGACTGCTATTCAGGTACCGATGAAGCATGTGGGCGCTGACTCTGAAGTGAATGCTGTTCGCGACTTCCTGCTGGCTCATACCGTGAAGGCATTCATCATCACGCCGCCGGGAGAAGATAAAGGGCTTTACCGCGTCGTTGCTGATTCTGTTCGGAAAAATCAGATCAGCAGCAAATTCGCTGAGCTGACCTTCACCATCAAACGCGCTTACGGAGTCTACGCATAATGGCATTAGTCGATCAGGCGGCGACGCTGGCACCAGGTGGTAGGGTCCGCCTGGTTGAAGTGGACGCCTCAGAGTTTAGCGGAGGCATCCACCGCTTTCACTACAGCCCATTCCCGCATACGCCAGCAGAGATTGAAGTGGCGAACGGCGATGAAGCTAAGCTTGGACCAAAGCCCATCATCTGGGATGGAAAAATCTTCGACTTCTGGCCCTTCCAGATTTCCGACCTTGCACTGTCAACCGACCAGGCCGCAGAACCGAAGCTGAGCGTGTCGAACCTCGACGGGCATATCACTGCGCTCTGTCTGCAGTTTAAAGATATGGTAAATGCAAAGGTCAGCATTATCGACACCTACGCTATCTATCTGGATGAGGTGAACTTTCCGGGCGGCGTTAACCCAACGGCGGATCCGACGGCGTTCTCTTTGCAAACCTTCTGGCTGGATACCAAAACCTCAGAAGATGATGAGGTGGTTACGTGGTCGTTGAGTAGCCCAGCGGATTTGCAGAACCTAGTTATTCCCACCCGTCAAATTACATCGCTGTGCGAGTGGGCGCTGCGCGGCCAGTACCGAAGCGGTGATGGCTGCACCTACAACGGAACAGCGTATTTTGATGCGAAGGCGAATGCGGTTGCTGACCCTGCGCTTGACGTGTGCGGTGGTTGCCTGAGCGATTGCCGCAAGCGATTTGGTGCGGGCCTGGCTGAACCCAATACTGCCACCCTCGATTTTGGTGGATTCCCGGCAACTGTTCTCTTCTCCCGATAAACGGAAATACCAATGAACAAAACTATTATGGCTGCTATCCGGGCGCATGCACTGGAGGAGTCCCCGCGAGAGTGTTGCGGGTTCGTCATCCAGTCAGGGCGGCGTCAGCGTTACCTCCCGGTACCGAATAGTCACGATAACCCGACAGAGCATTTCCGCATCGATGGCGAACATTGGGCGAATGCAGAGGATGACGGAACTATCATCCGCGTTATCCACTCGCATCCTGGCGATGGTGCTCGGCCTATACCGTCAGACCTTGACCGGCAGCAGTGCAATAACTCTGGAGTGGTCTGGGGCATCTACGTGCCGGACTGCGACGAGTACGCTGAGATAACGCCTGATGCTATCCAGCTTATTGGTCGCCCGTTCATTCTGGGCTCTCACGACTGCTGGGGGCTGATTATGGACTGGCACGCCACCCAGGGCGTGATGCTCAACGATTTTCGCGTCGATTATCCATGGTGGGAAAGCCAGTACCCGGACAACCTCTATTTCGATAACTGGGAGCGGGAAGGGTTCATCGAATGTGACCTTAGGCCCGGCTGTATGGTCATCATGCAAGTTGAATCAGCCAAGTGGAATCACGCGGGAATTATCACTGAGCAGGGCGAATTGCTCCATCACCTGTACGGCCAGCCATCCTGCATCACACCCTACGTGCGCGGCTACTTCAAAGACCGGACGATGATTTGCGTCCGACATAAAAACTTACCTCAGGAGATAAAACCATGGCGCGGTTAACAACGATTCGCCTGTATGGAGCATTAGGGGCTCGATTTGGTCGGGTGCATAAAATGGCAGTGCAGACGTCGGCGGAGGCGGTAAAGGCATTATGCGTGAACTTTGACGGGCTGGAAGAGTTTCTCCGCAATGCACAACAGAACGGCATGACTTTCGCAGTATTCCGCGGAAAGCGAAACATAGGGATAGATGACTACAGAGAGCTTTCCGGCACCAGCGACATCCGTATTGCGCCGATTATGGAAGGATCTAAGAAGGCGGGCGTATTTCAGACAATCCTTGGTGCTGTACTTGTTGTTGTAGGTGCAGTTGTCGGCGTTATGACATCGTGGACTGGTGTAGGTGGTGTAATTGGTACGGGCATGGTAACTGCAGGCATAGGTATGATGGCTGGTGGTGTATACCAAATGCTGTCACCACAACCTAAAGGTTTGCAGGGGCGAGATGATCCTGATAACAAACCTAGTTATGCATTTGGTGGCTCGGTAAATACCCTGGCGATGGGTAACCCTGTAGCAGTGCTTTACGGCGAACGGGAAATTGGCGGCGCTATAATCAGTGCAGGTATCGTGGCTGAGGATATTTAGTGCCATTACCGCAAGGTAGCCACGGATTCTTACCCAAGCTATCATCCCCTTAAACGTATGGAGGGGAATTATCGTGAAGCAAGTTATTGTCTTTGCAGTGGCCGCACTATTAATTGGTTGCGCCGAAAAACCTTATGAAGCTTCTTCCACAATTTATAGTTCAGCATTCGCACAAAAATCATCCAGCAAAACTAAAGTTAGAGTGCATCGAGAGCAACAGCTTACTGGTTCGGCACTTGGTGAGAGTTGCCCACTGGTTCTGAAAGTTGATGATGTTGAAGTGGCTGGGTTGCAGCAAAATCAATATGTAGATCTTTATCTTGCTGATGGGCTTCATGACTTATCGGTACGCTTCGCTTGCGCGGCAACAGCTTGGCGAAAATCCATCACGATAATCGCTGATGGGAAAGATCAAGAGATAAATACTGAACAGGGCGCTGCTGGCCAATACAGAATGTGGCGCGTCAAATAACACCACACGTCAGATACAACCCGCCATGGCGGGTTTTTTCATTGATCCGAACCTGAAAGGATTTATGGGGATAGGTCAAATATTTACCTATGCCAGCACCGTTTCGGACGTATGATTTGTATGACTATCAGAGTATGCGGTGATATAACAAATCGCTGAATTTTTATCAGCCTCTGGTTACCATCACATACAGCAAGGATAGTCACATGTTGGGATTCGATAAGTTAATTACACCTAAAATCATATCGACGTTATACATCATTACAGTGGTGCTTTTTGTTATTGCCGCGGTCATTGCATTGTTTAATGGCCAGGTAGGAGGCGCCATTGTGAGCATTGTATCGGCAGTATTCTGCCGCGTTTTCTTTGAGTGCATCATGATAGCTTTCAAAAATAATGAATACCTCCGCCGGATAACTGAATCACTGGAAAAAAGACCGCTTTAACCGATATTCAATTAACAAACCCGCTTCGGCGGGTTTTTTTATGGACTCAATATGGCAACGATTACTGGTGCGAAGGGCGGCAGCCAAAAACAGCATACACCTGTAGAACGGCCGGACTCCGCGCAGTCAATGGCTCGCTGCCGCATGCTTCTGGCTCTGGGGGAAGGTGAGTTTGCAGGTGGGTTGGATGCCACACGCATTTTCCTGGATGGTACACCGCTGGGCAATTCCGATGGCTCTATGAACTTTGAGAATGTGTCCTGGGATTTTCGCCCGGGAACTCAGACTCAGACACCGATCCCCGGCTTCCCCGCTGTCGAGAACGAAACCAGCATTGGTGTTTCGCTGACGAAAGTCGCTCCATGGACAAGGGCAATCAGCAATACCCAAATCGATGCTGTTCTGGTGCGTGTCGGTATTAACGGGCTTCAGCAGCAGGAGAATGATGGCGATATCGTTGGCACAACCGTTCAGTATCACATTGATCTCGCCGTTGATGGTGGTGCGTACTCTACGGTGATGACCAAAACGGTTACGGAGAAGCTCAGCTCACTGTACGAGATCACCCATCGTATTAATCTGCCGAAAGCCAACAACGGCTGGCAAATCCGGGTTGTTCGCGATACTGAGGACAGCACCAGCCAGATGCTTCAGAACAAAACTCAGGTACAGGCGATCACCGAGGTGATAGATGCTCGTCTGCGTTATCCTCACACCGCGCTGCTGTATGTGTCATTTAATGCAAAAGCTTTCAGCAACATCCCGAAGATTTCATGTAAACCTAAAGGCCGGGTAATCCGCATCCCGCAGAACTACGATCCGATTGCACGCACTTATAGCGGTACATGGGACGGTACATTCAAATGGGGATGGACGAATAATCCTGCATGGATCTGGTTCGATATTCTTACTGAATCTCGCTTCGGCCTGGGTCGCAGGGTTACACCAGCGATGCTCGATAAATGGGAGTTATATCGTATTGCCCAGCGTTGCGACCAGAAGGTACCCGACGGGAAAGGTGGCAGCGGTACCGAGCCTCGCTTTATGTTTGACGTTTATATCCAGGCTCAGGCTGATGCCTGGCAGGTGATCAAGGATATTGCGGCAGGTTTTAATGGCATGACGTTCTGGGGCAACAACATGTTCAATGTTGTCTCTGATATGCCAGCTGATACGTCAAAACTTCAGATACTCACTCGAGCCTCTGTTGTCGGTAAGCCAACGTACTCCAGCGGCAGTGAAAAGAACCGCTATAGCTCTGCGCTGATTAACTTTAGTGACCCAGATAACCACTATCAGGATCGCACAACGGCAGTGATGTTTCCCGAGCTGGTTAAGCAGTTCAAATTTAAGCAGACGCAATTGACGGCTATTGGCTGTACACGTGAAAGCGAGGCGCAGCGCCGCGGAGGGTGGGCCGTCTACTCCAACTCGCTGGATCGCATTATCACTGTTCAGACTGGACTCGATGGCTTCGCCTATGTACCTGGGACAGTGTTCGCCTTTGCCGATGAGCGGCTGTCTGGCCGTGTCTATGGTGGACGTATTACTGAATACAACGCCGCGCTGAAATCTGTAACTACCGATCGGGGAACAAGCACATTAGCCGGCGATACGCTGATGATTCGCACCCAGGGCGGTATCGTTGAGAGCAGATCCATTCAGGCCGTTAACGGCCAGCAACTGATACTGGCAACTGCCTTTACCGCTGAGCCACTACCTAATGCCATTTTTGTTATCGATGCAGGTCAGTTGCGCCTGCAGTATTTCCGCGTAACCAATCTGACATTTAACGATGAAGAGAACACCTACAGTATCACCGGTGCAGAGTACAACAGCGCAAAATACGATGCCGTTGATAACAATGCCCGACTGGATACGCCACCGATCAGTCTGATACCGACAGGCCTGGTAGGGCAACCGTCGAACATCGCAATTAGCAGCTACGATTCGGTCCGCCAGGGACAGCGTATCGCCACTATGGTTGCGAGTTGGGATGCGCCAGTAGATAAAAACGGGAAAACCCAGGCAGATATCGTAGCGTATCAGGCACAGTGGAAACGTGGTGATAATGAGTGGATCAATATTCCCGAAACAGGCCTGCGCAATATAGAGATGTCCGGGATTTATTCCGGTGATTACCTTGTGCGCGTCCGTGCGATTAACTCTGGGGGAGCGTCTAGCCTTTGGGCCACCTCTGCGTTGACCCATCTTACCGGCCGCACCGGTGAAGTTCCAAAACCGATTGGACTTCGTACCACTGCAATCAACTGGGGTATTCAGGTTGACTGGTCCTTCCCGGCTGATACAGGTGACACGCTCCAGACCGAGTTGCAGTATTCAGCAAACGGTAATGGGGATAATCCTCTGCTGCTTGCAGGAGTTCCGTATCCTCAACACACATATACCCAACTGGGTTTGAAGGCTGGTCAGGAGTTCTGGTACCGGGCTCGTCTGGTCGATCGCATTGGTAATCAGAGTGACTGGACCGGCTGGATTCGTGGCCAATCCAACGCGAATGCTGACGACTACCTGGGCGATATTGCCGATGATTTTCTGACGTCTGCCGACGGTGATCGCCTGACAAGTGACATTGATACCAATCTTGAAGCCGCATTGCAGAACGCGCTGGCCAACCATGGAACCGTGGAACACCAGTGGGCGCAGTACGGTGAAGTACGCGCGGATATTCTGGTGGTCAAAACGACCATTGCGCAGGTAGATAAAGCCATGGCTGAAATGTCCACGCAGGTGCAGGCGCAGTTCAATGATGTGACTGCCGCTCTGGAAGATAAGCTCACCGCTGTGGTTGATGCGACCGGGGCATCTGCAATTTACACCCTTAAAACCGGGGTTCGAATAAACGGTGTGATGTATAACGCCGGGATGTCGATCGCGGTACTGGCGGAAGCGGGTAAGCCGGTAGTCACTCGTGTCGGGTTTAACGCCAACCAGTTCGTCCTGATGAGTGGCAGCGGTGATACGCAGTATTCTCCTTTTGCTGTTATCAATGGTCAGGTATTTATCAGCGATGCGTTTATTCAGTATGGTCAAATCACGCTGGCAAAAATTGGCGAGCTGCGCTCCGCTAATTATGTCCAGGGACAAACCGGCACCATCATGAAATCAGACGGGACTTTTGAAATGAATGGGGCGGTTGCCGGGGAAGGTGCGACGAAAATGACCAACCTGAACTACAGCGTTAAAGATGGAAACGGGGTACTCCGCGTGCAGATTGGCAAATTAACAGGGGTGTTCTGATGTCATGGGGAATTCAGACATGGGACGCTAATGGCGTCCCTAATAACTACGGCATTAAACCTGTAACCGTGGTGGGCATCATCGATCTTGCTTTAGGTCAGAAAACGGGGAGCTACCAGTTCAACCTTGAGCCTGGCTTAAAGGTTGGGTTTGCAGTTGGTACTCTGGAGGATAAAGGGACAATAAGTTACACAGACAAAAGAAACATTATTGCATCTGGGAACACCATAACAATACAGCCTTCTGGTAGTGATGGTGATGGGATTAACGATTATCCGGCAATGAAAGTGCAGTTAATCGTGTTTGCGGAGGCTGTATAAATGGCTAAATACGGCGCATTGATTTCACTCCCTAACGGTAATCCTTTTATCACGCCTGATTCCACACCCATGACGCTTTACCGAAAAGTCACTGTAAATTCAATTTTGGGTTCGGACTTTAACAGTGCTACGGCATCAGTAGTCATCAACGGGCAGAAGGGTGGAATTGTATTTGCCAGGACCAGTGCAGCAGCAAAGATATCAGCTTCAAAAAATGGCAATACATTCAGTGTTAGTGCGTCTAATTACAGAGGTTCGTCTTTTGTTCTTGAGGCGTATTTTTTTGCCATATATCCGCTTACCCTTCCCGCCTGGGGTGTGGCTATATGGGATGCCGAAGGAACACTGGTACTTACGAATGAGTCCCGGGTATTAAGCGACCTTACAACTATAGGCTCGCCTGGGGCTGTGACTGGAGGACTTAACATTGATTCATACATGCCAGGCAAATGGGCTGTAAATCCGATGGGGCTGGGTGCTGTTCTCCTGCATGCTGGTTCAGCACCCGGTGGACAGCCAATAATTCAGCCTGTGGATGTGGGAACGGGTTGCTTCAATGAAGGCGCTGGAACAAGAATCAAAGGGCTTTCATCAACAACAGCAAGCGGTTCTTCAGTCGGTACGACTAATAGCGGTATTGTGATAACGGCGATAAATACAGCGGCATATGATTAAAATGATCGTTTAAAACGATCAATTTATAAGTATCGATCTGTTTAATCTATTTATAATATTTATCCACCTCGGTTATTTTAATGTAAATAACTTACACTGGCGGCGTAAATGAGAAATATAATTATTATGTTTATTATCAGTGTTGTGCTTTCAGCATGTTCCGGACCATTACTGGAAAAGCAGACTCCTGTTTGTCAGGCTCAGGCATTGCTGGGTGGACAGTCGCAAACGGTGGATATTTATGGTGTACGTAAAGTCTCAAATCAGACTGAATACAGAGCCGGATATCCCTTTAACTGGCGTTGGGTGAATAAGAATAATTTCACCAGTTCAAACTGTTCCAATTAAACCTAAAAAAATAACCCGCTCCGGCGGGTTTTTTATTTTCTGAATTCGGGAGTCCCCCATGTCAGCAGGAACGTTAACCCTTAATAATAACTCAGCCTCAGTTGCCGGAACTGACACCACTTTCACCACGGAGTTAGCGGCAGGTGATTTTATTGTGGTTGTCGTGGGTGGTGTGCCTTACACACTTCCTGTGCAGGAAGTTAACAGCAATACACGGCTGACGCTGGTCAGTAATTATACCGGGCCGCGAGCGACAGGAGCCGCATGGTCTGCCGTTCCCCGCGTGGCATTAAATATGGTCACTGCGGCGCTGGTGGCTCAGAGTGCTGAGGCACTCCGGGGCCTGAATTATGACAAACAGAACTGGCAGCAGGTATTCAGCGGCACTGGAACCATCACCGTCAGGCTGCCAGACGGCACTACCTTCACCGGCCCGTCATGGAAATACCTTGCCGATAATATGGCCACAAAAGTTGACGGCGTGGTGCCATTAACTCAGGGAGGTACAGGATCACCGTCACCATTTGGGAGTGTTGATGGTTCATTTTGTCAGGGTAATGATGCCAGACTGAACAGTATTGATAAAAAGAGTGGGGGAACGATAAACGGAAACGCCACGATAGGCGGGTGGATCCGGACAGTGATGACAGCACCAGGAGCCCCGGCAGATGGTGGAAACTACAGTGGCTGGAATACCTCAAGCGGCGCGTCTGAGTACATCAACCAGCGTGGAGAAGGTGCGGGTGGACATCGCTTTACCGTGGTGAATAAAGACCTCAGCCTGGCCGCTGCATTCTCCATGTCTGCAAATGGCAATGCCTATGCCGCTAATGGCTCATGGGTTAGTGCCACATCCAGCAGGAAAACGAAAGATCGGATTAAGGAAATAGACAATCCGCGGGAGAAAATGCGGCGTATTCAGGCGGCGACCTGGGTTTATAAGTCCAGGGACATGTCGGGGAGATTTGGTATAGGGGTTATTGCAGATGAACTATACGAGGTATTCCCTGAGGCCAGAATAACCGTTGGAGATGTTGAGCTGGATGACGGAAGCATAGTTAAAGATGCATTGTCAGTACAGGCCGGTGACAGTGGGGTAACCGTAGCCCTTCATCATGCGACAATTCTGTCTTTGATGGATGAAAACGAAGCGCAGCAGAAAGAAATCAATCAACTGAAAGCAGACATGGAGGCGCTGAAGAAAATTGTATAACATCTCACCGCCAGATAATTCTGCTCTGGACCATCAACGTGCAATGTCATAAAGCGAAATAACAGGGGGGAGCTGCCGCAACCATGCCGTATGCAAGAGCATGATTGCGGCTGACTGGCGAACGTTCAATAGTGCGAGTATTGAATGATTGCCAGTCACCGCGGATTGTACTTAAGCAATATGACGGTTCAAGGTGTTTAATCTGAAACCAGCCACATATCAGCTTCTTCAAACATTTCCTGAACAGTACGGCTTATCTGTTCCTTCTCATGCTTGCTGGCGTCAGTGTTGATCGCCGGCAGTGTCATCATCGGTTTAACCCAAGTACCAGTATCGGGAAAAGGCGCGGTTTCACACTTATTTCCCTTAGAATTACATCCTTTACATTAGACCTATGAATACAAGATGAAGTGCCACTTATTTGGCTAAAATGCAAACACAAATCTAACTTGGATGTGGTTTTGCGTTATTTTATAACGTTCTTTTCTAATAAAAAACATAAAGAAATATTTGTTTTAGCCGATAATCTGTTTTAACTGTATGTATTTGATTCACGACAGATAGTAGAATGTATGTTGTTACATAGGGTCAGGCATATAAAGAGGTCGGTGTGAAGAATAACCACAATTTAAAACGAATTAAGCCTTATGTGATATCAATCACGTTTTCATTTTTTATTTTTTTCTCATTGTCTGAGATTTCAATGTATTATATATACAAGGAGAGGATTGCATCATATACAGAACGAGTTTTGAATAGAAGCGTTAGTCTCATTCAACAGATTGATAAAATAAATGATAGTTATGAAATATTTAATGCTTATAGTCCTTGTAGTGAACTACAACTTCATGCTCTAAGAGTGGCCTTATGGCCCTATGCTCTTATAAAAGATATATCATTTATTTCAAATGGTGCAGTCATATGTAGTGCTTTATGGGGAGTGTTGCCAGCACCATTGCTTCTCAATATCTATGATAGAAAAGTTGAAAAGGACAATGTAACTTGGTTTTTTGGTGTGTTACTGGAAAATAATGTAAAAGCTGATTTGCTAAGCAATCAAAAATTAGCCATAACGATTTCACCATTTGCATTTAATAGATTTGTTACAGACCATGAAGAGAAGGGGTTTTCTGCAATTGTAGGTGACAGAGATCATTCGCTTCATTTGTTCAAACTTGGTGAGCAGGTCGATCTTCTTGAAGAGGCTCAGCATGATAAATCCTACCAACTAGGACTTATTACCACGCAAAGCTGTAATAAAAATAATAATATCTGTGTCATGGGGGGAGTTAAATTTCCGTGGATGAGTTTCGATAGTTGGTTAACGATGTTGTTGATTTCCTTTACATCTATTGTAACCGGTGTTCTTCTGGGTGGTTTTTATAATCAAAGAGTTGCACGTAAGCAATCATTAGTTTCAAGATTAAAAAATGCGATAAGAAGCGAATCATTATATCTTGTGTATCAACCTATTTATAAAATAAAAACCGGAAAAATTATTGGTGTGGAAGCACTAATTAGATGGGATGATCATGATATTGGTAGTATTCCTCCTGATATTTTTATCCCTATTGCAGAGAAGCATGGTTTAATCCAGGGAATAAGTGATTTTGTATTTCGAATGGTAGTAAAGCAAACCATGTCTCTTTCTGAGGAATTTGATATTTTTATAAGCATTAATGTTAGTTCTCAAGACCTTCTGTCGGAATCATTTCAAGAAAAAGTGTTTCAGATGATTGATGAATCAAATATAAAACCTGGTATGATAATGATGGAGTTAACAGAAAGGCAGAGCGCGGAAATAAATTCCCTCCAAAAGGTTATTTCTTTATTTAATAATAAAGGTATATCAATAGCTATTGATGATTTCGGGACTGGTCATTCAAATTTAAACTGGCTATCAAATTTACAAATAGATGAAATTAAAATTGATAAGTCAATTACAGATTCTATTGGTGAACCCTCTGTAAATAATAATGTCGTATCAGGATTGGTGGAGATTTTTAAAGATATAACTAACAAAGTCGTTTTCGAAGGTGTCGAGACATCAACTCAGGTGAAATATTTAACTGAAATGTTCCCTGAGTGCGGTGTCCAAGGATGGTATTACTCACAGCCACTATCTATAGATAAATTGACAAAGTTAGTAAATGATATTAATGGGGTTTAATATGTATTGCATTGTTTTTATTGTTTAATTTTATATAAGATACGTGTAACTGTGTACCATATAAATTTAACAGCTGAACTTTAATATCTCGTGCCGAATATAGTTGACTAGTTGGTTCGAGATTGAGTGAAATGTCGCGCTCTGATTCATCAGCGAGCAGGGCAAGATAATCTTCACGCGTCATTGACTGTAAAAAACGTCCACACATAGAAACCTCCAGCCATATGTCAGACTGAAAGTATAGGGCAGGAAGAAAAAGTGGTGCGCACCGGTAATGATTTAAAAAGGAGCTTGTAAGGTAAATTGGAATGATGGTTTTGTGAATTGATGAATTCTTAAAAATATGTAGATGCTGGAACAATGCGATCCCGAATTTTTCCCGACGACGCCACGAAACCAATAGCAACTGATTGATCTTGAATGGGTGCATTAGTAAGTATCAGGAGGTGTTTTTTAGTGGTTTTTTGGTGTTAACATATTGAAGATTATAGGTTATTACGTTTTGTTTTGTAAACAGGAATCGTATTCGGTCTCTTTTTATGTGGATTTTATTTCAATCACTTAGGACATCATGTCCGAAAATTTCCGAAATTTGTCCGCATATCACAATTCGGGATTTCTTCGTTATACCACACTGCTTTTAACATTTACACTTCATTTGCGCAGAAAAAGATCAGATCGTGATGCCCATTTTTTCCTGTTCTCCAGGCGTATGGTCTGCTTATGCGCCAGCATTTCAGTTGTCACTAGTGCCGAGAGGTTTAGACTCACTTGTATCAATAGCGGTATAATTATCCATCAATTGATGCCGTTCTGGCCCCTGATACATGGACTCAGTTTCTCAATAACGAGATATAAGAAATGGAAAAGTTAAAAGAAAGACTCGTGATGGAGATTGGTAATGCTGAAGATCTCTCTGCAGCATTAAAACTATACACCAGTTTCTATCTATTAATCCCAGAGTATAAATTTGTCTTTTCATCGCCTAAAGGGCCATATCCGGGGTTTCAAACTAACAAGAAATTCAAGCATGGGGCGTCTATACGCTCTTTATTCAATGATGAAAATGTTTTAGTTATGGATCCTCAAACCATAGAGGAAATGTTCAGCGATAAAGGACACTCCACATTTAAAATAGATTACTCAATATCTCTTGATAGCCAGGCATTAAGTTATCTCAGACCATATATCAATGGTAAAGTTTCTGGTCTGGATGATGACATCGAAGAAATATTTAAATTTATTTCTCATCAGAATACGCAGGTAGACTCTGTGTTATATGAGCTGGAGAACCTTAAAAATCTGGATGAGAAAGAGAATCACCATAAAATATTCGATAAGTTGATGGGTTACGAATTTATAAAAGATGTTGATCTCGTTAAGTCAGGAACCAGCGGAGTATTGACCTCAAAAATATCGCAAGGTGAGCTTTTTCTTAATACCGACAGACATTTTAGCTCACTGCTCACCAAAAACAAAGACTCTGAGTTCAGGCGTGCGTTAAGAGACAGGCACGATAGTATTTACGCTTATGTTCTTATGATGAGTATCATCCAAATCAAATCGCCTGCCAGATCGCTCAAAAATAAATTGATCGATCTATTAAGTTTTGCTCACACCAAAGTATGCTTTTTGGCAACAAGAGAGTTAATTCTAGCGAGTGAGTTTTTTATACGAGGGACAGAATTTAGGTTTTTTAACAAAATACATAAAAAGTCGAAAAATATGTGGTCGGCATTACATGGTATGGCCTGGGATCTGACTCATTGTCGATATTTAGAGCAAGCACTTACCTTCAATACAGGAAATGATGAGCGATATTTTTTCCCTGGAATATTGACTTGTGACAAAGGTTTTATTGAGGCGATGGAGCTCACGCCGCTTAAGGCCGTTGCATTTGATACCAAAGGTGGGCCGCCGTTGCTGTTTTATCATGAACATGATGTGATAAAAATTACCGGGGATATCCCTGCGGTTAATGATTTCTATCAGGAATTGTGTTGTAAACAGAAAAGAGAAGAAAGAGCTCGTGCGCGTAATGCACCCACTTATGACCTGCAATCTATAGTAGCTGAACTGGAAGCAGAACTGGAAGCTGTCGCGTTAGTACCTCGTCGACGCGCGGATAGCGTAGGACCGTGATGTATGATTCGGTCGCACTGTTTTTTACTGCTATGGTTTAATTTAGAACAGGGCAATATTTGTGTACAGGAGGACAAATGGGACTGCCTGACAATGCTTATCAAAGAGTGGAAGCGACGCGCTGGCGACATGTTTGGGTGGTCGGGGATATCCACGGTTGCTTCTCATTATTGATGGCGAAATTGCGCCTGTGTCATTTTGATCCGTTGCAGGACCTGCTGGTTTCAGTGGGGGATGTTATCGACCGTGGACCAGACAGTCTGCGTTGCCTGAAACTACTGCGTAAACGCTGGATTATCGCGGTCAGAGGGAATCATGAACAGATGGGGCTGGACGCGCTGGCAACCGGGGAGCAATTCCTGTGGTTTATGAATGGCGGTTCGTGGTTTGCGCAGGCGGAGCAGCCAGCGGCGACAACCGCTCTTGAAACGTGTCGGCAATTACCCTGGATTCTGGAGCTGCGTTGCCAGAACGGCATACACGTTATTGCTCACGCAGATTACCCTGATGATAATTATCAGTGGCAAAAAGAGGTCGATTTACAGCGGGTACTGTGGGATCGCACAAGGCTGATGAATAAAGGCAACGGCATTCGCGGCGCGGATCACTTTTGGTTTGGCCATACGCCTCTGCGTCAGCGACTGGACCACGAGAATCTGCACTATATTGATACCGGTGCGGTGTTTGGTGGCGAGTTGACGCTGGTGCAACTGCAATAATCAAAAATCGCTGTATTCCTGGGCCGGACGCCAGAAGCTGTCGATGTAGTCATCCGCGGGTAAACATCCGCCGTTACGAATACGCTGATCGTCCATCGATATCAGGCACTGCTGCTCAGTTTTGTAGACATCAACAACGATATCTTCACAACCGCCACCCAGGTAGCACACAAAAAGAACCAGCGTGAACAT